TTCTGTTGAGGTGCTGGCGATGGTGTTTGAGTCGTAATGTACTCATCCACTATCTTACGAAGCTCCCCGACCTCGTTAGAGTGCCGACTCATCACCTTTTCAACTTCTTGGTGCATCTGAACAACTTCTTTCAGAGATTTACCTCGGTATTGCTCTGGAATATCGTTGTTAGTGTCGGTCTCTACCGCGTCTTGAGTCTGCTCAACGGCTTCAGCTTGCTGAGTCTCTTCGGCTTCGTTTTCGATGTTTTCCGCATTCCCCTCTTCTTCGAGGTGAGGATCAACCATCGTTGCTCTAGACATAATTAAACTCCGTTTGGAGATTTACGTTTTCTGCCACCTTCTTCATGTTCCCGTACCCACTTCATGTGGCGACCTGGAAAGTCTCCACTAGATCCGTCGAGTACGCATTTAGGCGCTGACAGCATTTTAGTAGCAGTCAAGCCACAGTCGCACCTACTGACTGTCTCTCCACTGCGTACCATTCTTTCAAATATACGACCGCAATCACAGCGAAAGTCATATATCTTATACATCTAATTCTTCTTGCCCTTCCGCTTCGGCTTGGTCTCGCGCCGCAGTAATCGTTGCCTCTAAGTTAATTACTGTAGCTAGAGCGGCAACCTGGCCTTTGCGATAGAACAACTCCTCCTGATCTTTAACTGTTTGAAGGTCTGCTAACTGTCTTGCGTTGTTAGCTAACTCTTCTGTCAACTGCTTAAACCCAGCATGGTTAAACAGTTCATTGTAATTAGTAAAGTACTCCTCAAGTTCAGGTGTCATAAATTCCCATCTCTCTTTCGTTGATTATGTGCCTTGTAGCACGGTTTTTAAAAAATGTCAGGCTTTTTTGGTTGTCTTCCTGCGACGACCTGACGCTGTAACAGCATGTTTAATCCTGGCAGGGCCAGTCTTACGCTTTGCCGAAGATCGTTTTTCTGCCGCAGTCATTTTAGCCGCTACTGCTTTTGGCCTACAAGAAGGATAAGGGCGTTTACTTTTCTTAGCAGACTTACGACCGCAAGGCTTGCCAGTTTTAACGTCAACCCATTCTTCTTTAAACCACTTAGTAAGACCGCCTTTCGTTTTAGCCATACGTGCCACCACGTTTTTTATAGGTCTTAACTAACCAGGCATTAGCATACGCTGAGGGATATACATCAAATTTACGTTTAGCCTCAGACTTTACCCGCGAATAAAGAGCTTTGTTCTTTACATTCGCAGGTATCGTACTTTTCTTTTTAGGTTTACTTTTTGCCTTTGCCACGACGTAATCCTTTAAAGTCTGCGCCCGTGATTTTATTTCTTGGAGCCGCAACACGGGCTATCTTTTTTTGCTTAGGGCTATAACCCTTACCTTTAGCCTTTGGCATGACTACTTCTTTTTCTTTCGATTAGTCATTGTGCGCTGACCACGCTTAGGCATGGCTGGCGATTTGCCTCTTGGTTTTGATGAGGGCGTTTTTTTGGGTGTCTTCATTCCATAACCAGGCATAACATTCTCCTTAATTTATTTACCAAACATCATTACAGTAAATGATTCCATTTTGCCAACATCTTCTGGTTTGTCTTTTGCATCGTACTTAGTAGGAAATCCTTGATCTTGCATTTCCTTAACACGACGTTTAGACGATTCGCACATAGAGTAATACTCAAGAGGCGTGTAACTAACTGTGTGGTCTTTGTCTTTCACTTCTTACCTCCATGTACTTTTTGAACTGCAAAGTCTGCTGACTTAGATGCACCTTTGTGTGGCTTGTAGCCTTCAGCAGGGTCTTTCATTAACTTATACTCTTTACCGGACTTCATCCAGTGATAACCTTTGGGTGCTGGAACTTTCATTGTGTTTACCATTTAACCTTATGCGACCAATAACGCGCAGATAGTTTACTGGGATTTGCGTCTTGAGCATTGTGACGGGCGTAGTAACTCTTTTTTCGCGCTTTATCTTTTGCGGTTTTAGGATTCTTGCCTGCACCTTTAACTCCCTGCTGACCAAAACGAATTGTTTTGATCTTATCACCCTGTTTCGCTACAACAACGTGCGATTTAGTGGGATGGTTGGGAGTTTTCTTCGGCTTGTTGTACCCGCTTACGCCTACGCGCTCTAGTCGGGGATCCCTGTTGCTCATTGGTTAAAGCCTCCACCTTGGACTGGAGTTCTTGGATTTGGCGTCGGAGCGGCTCCACTTGGGCGTTGAGCCTGTTCAGTAGCATTTGGAATTCTCTGTCGGTTAGCATTCTCTTTCCCTTGGATTTGTTTCTCTTTGATTAAGCGATCAGCAACCTGCATACGACGTTCAAACTCTTTGTCGTCTTGGTCGCCTTCACGCAAGTTTCGTGTAACAGCGTTGATTCTGTCAATCTCAAGCTCTTGCGGTACGACCGCCGCTTCAGCCGCAAGCTTCTGCGCTCTGGCCGAAGACTCTTGCGCCTGTGCAGATAAGGCCGCAGTTTGTGACTGCTGGAACTGCAACTGCGCTTGTTGAGCCGCCATTTGCATTTGCTGTGCTTGTGGGTTGGGTTGCATTGCCTGAGACATTGCCGCTAACAATTCTTCACGGTTAGACAGGTTCATGTTGTCTACAACCGACTGGATTAGCGTTGTATAAAGTGGTGAGTCTTTGCCCATAGTCTGCAATAACTGTACCAACTGAGTAACTTCGTATTCCCTAGCAATAATGCCTAGTGTACTGCTTGCATTGAACTTGTAGTCCGCAACCGGATAGTTTTCAGGATCAAACTGCATATACCGATGTGCGGCTTTCTTAACAAATGGGATTAGGAAAGACTGTTGGAAGTTAATAAGGGTGCGCTTATGACGCTTAATAAGAGCACCAAGAGACATACTAATACCAGCCGCTGTTGACTCCCCATTAACTTGTCCAGCGATGCCAGCAGAATCAACTGCACCGGTGGCTTGTTGAACCATCTGTTGTAACGCTCCGGCTTGCGCGAACGTAATCTGGCTAACCTGACCAAAGTTAAACGGTTGAAGTACTTCACGGGGATCTCCATTCGTAAGAATCATCTTGCCAGGACGAATTTCTGGCTTTGCGCCTCGTGGCAATCGAGTTGCATCAAGCGCCATCATTGGGTGAATCGTTAAGCTTAGTGCATCAATACGCGCTCTAAGTTCTGTATCCAAAGCCTTTTGGCTGTTATAGCCTTTTTCACAGACGCCTCTTCCCCAAAAACGTCCAGGCACTACATCCCACGGGAATGCTACAACAGGCCTGTCGCCCATCATGTACGGATTAGCTTCCGCTTTTAGAAGTGTGCCACCGTTAGCAACAACAATAACGGCTTCTACATACTTACCTTCTTCCTCAACTTCCTCATCCATAGCTTCGCTAAGAAGTTCTCTAGGAACGAGGCCGTAGTATTTAGTGAGTCGAACCTTGTCATCGTTGTAAATTGTAATGTCTTGATCGGGTTCCAGGTCAGTATCAGGAGCCGCAGATCCTACATAGGTATCACGATATACACCTTGCTCTTGAAGAAGCTCGACTTGGTGCTTACTAACAAACTCATCAATGCAAACACCCATAGCCTCATCAACACTAGTGGCTACAGGGTCAATCAAAAAGTTTTGAGGTAAGACAGGGCGTAGCTTTACTTTGACTCGATCTTGGACATTGACGCCTACAGCTTGAAGATCCCCATCCATAATGGGTTGAGTAGCAGGTGCCATTTCTTTCATTTCTTCAATGACGATTTCGCCAATTCCTGTGCCAAATACGGCGGCATTGATAAGACATTCCGCAACAGACTTGCGAATCATGCAGTCTTCAAAGTCTTCGGTGAGTTTGTTTCTTAGGAAAAGAACGTCGTCCCTAGAGGTGTCACCTAGATTATCGGAGACATCAAACCACTTTCCTCTACCGAATGTAGCTTCTTCCAGCTCTGCCACGTTGGATTCAACAGCTTGTTGTAAAGCAGGAGAAATAATACGGCTACGCTCACTCCGACGCTCGCTATCAGCAGGATCCCAAATCCCACGCCAAAGCCGATAGTATTCTTCAAAACGCGCTTCATAGTTAGATTCATAGTAATCCCGCCAGTTTTCGCACTTTGTTATCACCCAATCCTCTACGGATTGTTCAGCCATCAAAGGATCCTGCTCGTATATCTCGTCCATATTAGTATCCCGCCACTATGTCTAAGATGTCGTGGTCGTCTATTTCGTATTCATAGTCATAAGCCACTTTGGCTAGCTGGTCAATGTAAGCCAATGCGTCTATTAAGTCATCATGGGTCAAAGGATCAGGGAATTGGAACAGTTGGTCAAGGAATCTTGAGTTCCATTCGCCTTTGTTTAGGGTGATATACCCATTCTCAAAGCGGCCCTG